TATGAAAGCCAAAGAATAATACAGAGGCGTATTAGTTCCTATGCTTGTCATTACGCCTGAAGAAGCAAAGCCGCCTGTAGCGTTTACGGAAAATGTATTTCCAGCACCAACTACAAAACCGTCTTGTAAATTAGGCGTTCCGTTTTGTCCATTACACAATAAATAGCCACTTGGTACAGTAGCAATTGAGCCTGACCATACCAAAATTGCGCCACTAGGCACATTTAATATGTCGGCAGAAGATGGAATTCCAGCAATATTGTCGTATGTTAATAAAGTAACATTATCAGCAGTAGCCAATACAAACTTATAAGATACTCCGCTTGTAAGCCAAATGGCTGTAGGCGCAATGCCGTTTACGCCTAAAACAATAGGATTGGCACAGGGTATATCTCCAGCAGAACTTGTATAGCTAGTTAATGGAGTGGTAGAACCAGCTTGATAGGTATATAACAGTCCACCAGCCAAAGGCAAAGTGTCCAAACCCACAAAAGGTGTCATAGAGTTGCCAATAGGCGATAGTAAGACTGTCATTATTTTATTCCTTCAATATGTCTGAAATTTTATTGCCTTTTTTGTTTTGCTCTACGCCAGCACCAAACTCTGTAGCTTTTTCAGCTTGTTTCCTAGTTCTGCGTTTTTCCATAAACTGTGAGCCAGTTCTTACCGCCTCACCAACAAAAGGTATGTTAAGGCTTGCTCCAGCAACTTCAGCCGCCGCTGAACCATATCTACTAATAAGATTTGCCGCCGCTGGTGCAGTATTGGAGAAGTTTACAAATGAGCCTTCAGGCGTAGATTTTGTGAACCTGGATACTTCAGCGTAATTTAATAATTTTGCAGAATTTTCTTTGCCAAATAACGGCTCTAGCCTACCATTTAACTGCAAATCTTCAATAAAATTAGCCATTTTCATTGGGTTTAGATTGCCGCTACCATCTGTAGATTCACGAATCATATAGTCCATAGTGCCTTGAGCAAAGTTTTGCTTTGCAACAGGATCTCTATTAAGAACTTCCATTGCTTGACCAAAATAATCGTTTTTAGACCTAAATGCCACTTTTGGAACAAAGTCTTTACTATCTAGGCCACCACGACTGGCTTGACCATAGAACGCATTATTAGCTTCTAAATCTCTATTTGATTTAAATAATGCTCTAGCTTCATCCGCAACAGATTTAATAGCCCCAGCTTCATTTGCCAAAGGCATTTGCTCTAATTCATTTCGTACAACTTTAAGAGCATAAACTGTGTTGCCATCACCAGCCCTTTCAGCTTTTCTTGACTCTCTAGCAATTTGAGTTCTTAAACCTTCAAAAAGGTTAAGATTCATTTGTTTTTTGCCATCAGCATAATCATCAATACGCTTCATAATTTGGCTTGGAACAAAATCTTGTATATCTTCTGCGCCAAGGGCCTGTCTAGCCGTTGTGCCAAAAGATTTGCCGTCTAACTCTAATTTGCCGCCACCAAGTTTTTTCAAATCCTCATACTTAGCTTTTGCGGCATTTTCATTTTTTTTAATTAAATCATCAACAGCATTAATAGCGTTAGTTGCGTTTTCAACATAAGAAAGACCTTTTACATCAGGCGTAAACTCATTTTTGTAAATTTCTGCACGCTCTTTAAGTATTTGATTTTGTTCATTAAATTTAGATACAAGTTGTTCCTTAATGCCCCTATCATTTCTTTCCATTGAAATAAGGTTTGCATCTTGCAAGGCTTGGCCTTCAGTAAGCTGTAGGCGTGGATCTACCGACAAAGCTTTATTTTGTCTTGCAACCGCATCAGGATTTACAGTACCGCCAGCTTGCTCTACTTGTGATACTTTTTGAGCTAATGCAGGATTGAGCGCAGGGGCTTCTTGGGCCATTACTACTGGCTTTCCTGTGGCTGGATCAAGAACCTCAACCGCTTTTGGTGTAATTGGCGCAGTACCAGGCGCACCGCCAACCGCAACTGTTGGTGCTGGCTCTCTTGATAAATTTGCTTTTGCTTCTTCAAATTGTCTGTTTAAATCAGCTATTACTCCAGTAGGCTCTTGATAAACAGTTGGTTTTTCTTTACCAGTTATTAATTTTTCTGCTGTGTTTTTTATTGATGTTGGTATGGTAACTTTTCCGACTTGATAGCCACCTACAATACCAACACTATTCATCATATTGGCCACATCTTCTTTTGGTAAACCAGTTTGCTTAGAAAGCCAATCTGCGCCTTTATCCATATTTTCGCCAATATATTGCATAAGACGATTTGTTGCTTCATTTTTGTAAGCAGGATCTTCTGTAATACCAAAAACCTTACCAAATGGCTTATCTATAGCACCTGATATATTTTGTGCAATTTCAGCCGATCTTTCAGGAGTTGTAAATGGCCTAACAACGGCTTGTGTCACATAGCCAACTGTGCCAGGTATAACAGAGCCAACTGTAGTATCCAGCACAGAAGCAACGCCTTTAGCCACATCCTTAACAAAAGGAGTATTAACTACTTGTGATCCTATTGGATTTCTAGCAAAAAACTCTGCACCTTTTAATATATTTGAAGGTCTAGGGCCAGCACCAGCCGTTAAAGATTGCTCTTTATATGGCTGTAAATCAGTTAATAATGAATTAATGTCATATTCTTTAGCACTACCAGCAGTAGCTGTTGGTGATTTAATATTTTTTAATAAATCATTAATATCATATTCTTGAGTTGCCATTATTTGCCTCCATTAACCAGCTTTAGGAGAGTCTGCCTTTGCAATTCAAGTTCTTGTCGTTTTTGTGGTGACATAGATCCAAGTTCTTTTTGCAATGCTTTTAGATCTTCAGCATCCAAACTTACTTTTCCTTGGCCTTCTCCAACAATACCAATGTATTTCATTAAAGCTGGGTTTTGCGCCAATTTAGCGAATTGATTGTTAAATTGAGCAACTCGACCAAAACTAGGATTTGCTGGATCACCGCCATTATTTAACACGCCTTTGGCTTGTAATTCTTGAGTAGTAACCCAAGCATTATCTTGCCTAATCAAATCTACTAATGCTTCTTTTTTAAGCTCTAAAGTGCCATACGCTTTACGCTTTGCATCGGCATCCGCATCGGATTTAGGAGTTAAGTTTTGAACCCTTTGCGCTAAATATTTAGCCAATTCTTGTTCTTTTGCGCTCAAGTTTTCTTGTCTAATTTTCCCAGCAATATAGCTTTGTACCGATCCAGTATTAACAGTTGGATCTTTTAACAAGTTAAGAATATTGCTGTTAATGGTTTTAACAGTAGGAATGTGTCCAAATTCACTATTAATATTATTAAATTGATCTTGGGCTTTAGCTACTGCCTGCTGAGTTTGTGCAACCCTAGCATTAAAGTTTGCAGGAGATTCGTTTGCGCCTTGTGTTAATTGATCTGAAACTGGTGCAGTTGCAGGTCTTTGTGGAGCATTGATTTGTGGTTGTGCTTGTGGCTGAACTTGTGGCTGAACATTTGCGCCTGGAGTTCCCATAGTATTTAATGGCACACCCATTTGAGGCTGGTTTCCTGCTGGTCTGCCAGCACCAATAACTTGTGGCTGTCCTGTAATTGGGTTTGCAAACACTTGTGGTGAAATGGTTGTAGGTATTGCTTGTCCAGTTTGTGCGCCTGGCGCAACACCTGTAACTATTTGATTGCCTGTTGCCGTAGGAACAATAGCACCGCCTACATTGGTTAATGTAGATGCTGGATATAGCTTATCCAATTGCGACTGTGCAGACAATGTAGAAGCCAAATTACTTGCCAAATAAGCTTGGTAGTCTTTTGTAGTTCCCTTTTCAGGCAATCCTTGTAATGCTTGATTAACAGCTTCAGGGCTTAAATTAAAGTCTTTAGCGTGTTGTAAAGTTGATTGAATAATATCGTCAGCAGTTAAATTAGGCTTCTGAAATAATTTTTGTTGTTGCTGTGCGGCAGATTCTAATTGTTTACGATTTAAAGCCAGTTGCTCTCCACCTAATTGAACGCCAGCCCTTTTTGTTCCTATTTGCGCTGTTTCAGATTCGGCTTTTGCTCTAGCAACATCCGCTTCAAAAGTAGCTCTTGCTTTGTCTAAAGCTTGTTGTTGAGTTTCAATAGTCGTTAAATTGCTCAAAGTAGACAAAAGATTGCCACTTTGACCGCCTAATTGACCGCCTTGTGGCGTATTTAATGATTGTGCCGATACGCTAGTGCTAGGTGAAAATTCGAAAGCCATTTTTTTATCCTACTTTTATGTTAGAAGGAAGTTTGCAATAGAACCAGCCGCCCTGCCACCTTGATTGTATTGCGCTACTGTATTTTCAGCCGCCCTTTGTCCAGCATTAATAGCATTACCAGCCAACAAATTACCTTGTCCAGTATATAAACCAGCAATGCTTTGACCTTGACCAACATTCATATTAGCCAAACCTTGACCTTGACTTGCCAATAGATTAGCTTGTGAAGAACCATAACCGCTTTGTAGATTAGATAAGGAAGTAGTTGGAGCCGCCGCCATTTGGGAAACGCCAGTTAAATTACTAAATATATTGTTTCTTTGTTGGTTAAAGTTTTCAAACGCTTTTTGATAAGCATTGCCAGCAAAGTTTTGGGTAAATGTATTTAACCCTTGTAAAGCATTGCCGCTTAATTGACCGCCACTTTGATTAGCCATTGCCGCCGCATTTCGTTGGCCTTGGTCTAATTGAAAAGCATAATTAGGTGCTAAATTTGCATTAAGGTCAGCATTAGAAAATTGTCGTGTTCCATAACCGCTACTAATTAAATCGCTCAGAGCAGTATTTGATGTATTTGATAAATTGCCATAGTTTTGCAAAGTACCAGTAGCAATAGGGTAAGCATCTCTTAATGCTTGACCAGCACCAGTATATTGATTATTAAAATTGGTCTGTGCGTTAGTGTAGCCAGTATTAATAGCATCTCTAGCTTGACCATAATTTTGATTAATAATGCCATTGGCATTAGCAAAGCCTTGCTGTTGCTGTCTATTGCCTTGGTCAATACCAGCTATATTAGCTACATTTCCAATGACGGATGCTATTGCGCCCATTTATCTCTCCTAATGCCTAATTATCGGCTGTTGCAACAATTTAGTAAATACTTTATCCATTGGCTCACAACCTAAATATTTAAAAATACTAGAATTATCAAAGCCAAATTTAGTGGCATAAATAATTAAATCTACTCCAATGCTTTTTAAATATTCTTGTGCAAACCTAAACATTCTGATGCCGTTAAAACCTTTTCTGTATTCAGGCTGAAGAAAATACAAATCTTCATGGGCCGTTAAACAATTCTTGTAATGCAAATGAGGCATTACAAAAAACACAATATATCCAACTAATTCATCGCCATCTTTGGCTGATATGAATACCAGCTTTTTATTGTCATAAAGAGTTTCGTAAGTATCGTAATCAATATTTAAGCCAAAATCTTTTAATGTTTCTACTTCTTCATAATGATGCCCAATAATTGCCTTAAATTTAGGCAAATTTTCCATCCAATCATCAACTTTATATGTAATCATGGATTGTAATAAGGCACTTTATAGGGTTTACCATCAATCGTCACATTCATAAAGCCTACTGGATTGGCTGGCAAAGTAGCTGATCCAGCCGTAGCAGTAGCGGCTGATGTGTTATTCATCATATTAAGGAAAAACTGAATCCAAGCTCTAGTGGGCCTATTAATAGGCTGTTGTTCCAAAAAATCAGTTTGGGGCAAAGGATTTGCAGTATTTCCAACAAAGATTTGATTTACAGCCATTAGTTATCTCCTTGACTACCTTTTAGGTTAGCAGAAATAATAACTGCCTTTACAGGGTCAGTAACAACTACTTCAAATACTCGATCTCTAGCCATTCCAAGCCTACGCCACATGGCTCTGTGCTTGTATTTGCCTTGCTGACCAATATCCTGCCAGTATTCTTTTGACCATGTAGAGCCGCCATCATTAGACCAGCGGAGCATGGCTTTTGGATTGTGCAATGTGTCATTTGGATTAATCTGATTAGCATTGCCTAAAACGGCTATTTCCTGCACATCAATAATTAAAGGATCGTTTAATGGAATGGTATATGGATCGCCCAAATAGATATTTCTATCTCTTGAGAAGCCGCCAGTTCCCACGCCAGGCTGAAACTGAATCTGCAATTCGTCAAAATACTGTCTTTGCAAGTCTGCTACCAAGTGAGGCGCACGCCTTAATCTGCGGATTTCATCACCATTATCGGTATATTCTGACTGGTCTAACTGGTATAAATTGCCGTTTTCCCAATCTCCAACCACCACAATATCTTGGAAAACTGCCGCACAATTACTGCGATGCCGATGGTAAACATTGTTTGAGTCCACCCAAAGCCACTTATGCCATAGGCTAGTAGTAAAGTCATAGGCCCAAGTAATGTCTATAGTTGGGAAGTTCACAACATAAACTTCATGGCCTTCAAGCTGGTAAGTATAAGCTATAGCATCTGCCGTAAATTGATCTAAAAGGGTATTTTCTACAGCATGGGTAGAAATACGCTGTGGCGTATAGCCGTTCATAAATACAATTTGGTTTTGCCCACGAATATTTTGCGATACATAAGCAAAAGCATTTCCAAGCCTAGCTACAGAAAATGGAGCAATAATGCCCTGTTGCGTAGCACTTCCAGGAATACGCTGATAGGCTAATGGGAATGTACCTTGGTCTTGCCATACTTCTGATGATTTTTCGCCCAGCAAGTAAAGCTGTCCATTACTAGCTACCAAAGAAACCAAGTTATCAGGAGAAGTAAACTTGCTACCAAAGCTCAATGGCTGGGTAATAGGGCTAAGAATGTCTGAAACGGCAAATTGCTGGCTATTAGGTCTGTTATAAATAAAGTAGTTATCGTTTACATCAACAACTACGCCACCTTCAAAAGCACCATCTGTAGTAGGCATAATGCTAAATTGTTCAGCATACATAGTCCTAGAAGTAAGCGTTAAAGAACCGCCACTTAATATGTAAGTTCCTACACCGCCAGTTCCTGTTCCCAAAGCAGTAATAATTGTTCCAGTTGGAATTCCTGCACCAATAACTGTTGTTCCAACCTGAATAGTGCCACTAGCTATAGCCGAAACTGTTAGCGTTACGATTGAACCAGCAGTTGCTATTGAGCCTGTAAATATGGCAGAAGGCGCATCAGCATACAATGTTTGCGATGTAATTTGCTGATTATTATTAACAGTCCAGCTAAAGCCTGATCCGCTAGTAATAATTGTTCCTGGCAAAACTCCAAAGCCAAATATTTGCTGTCCTACGCTTATTTGACCTGTCACTAAATTAGAAATATTTAATGTTGTTCCTGCAATACTTCCTATAAATGTTGCTGTGTCAGGCGTATCAATAAGTCTTGAATACCTATTGTTACCATCTACAATGTAAACATAAATGCCATTGTCAGTAATGCTTACAGGGCCAGTAGCAGTTAAAAGTTGCCCAATAATCGTAGAAACGCCATTAAAAGCTACGGAATATACATATTCACCGCATACGGCTATAAGCTGTGAGCCGCCTGAAGATATAGTTCTTAGACCTCTAACTGGTCTATTTGGCTGTAAATTGGTTATGTATTTAAGTCCAGGCGTAGGGTAAAGAGCAACCACGCCTCTTTCGCCTTGGGCTTTTGTAGGATCTATCTCAGGCCGCCAATTAATACACTCTTGGTCATTCTGATAAATAGAAGGGGCTGTGTAGGAAGCTCCTACAAATCCAAAGTCAGCCATTATCCTGTAAACCCACCGCTAAGAATCCAGCCAGCATCTTTAGCTTTGCCTGAAAGCATTGCATCAGGAAAGCTTGCTACTATTACTGGTTTCATATTTGTGCGTTTCAAAGTAGCTTTTGCTTGAGCCGCATAAGCATTAATCATGCCTATTTGAGTAGTAGATACCTTGCCATACATAGGCATAAGCCGTTCAGCCAAACACCACCGCAAAGCCATAGAATAGCCTTGTGGGAATGTTAAATTTTCATATAAATTGTCATAAGTGCTAAATAAGGTTTGAGCAAATATGTGCATTTCGCCCTGAGAAGGATTAGGCCATACAGTTAAATTGCCTGATTCTGCGTTTGGATTAAAATAAAGGGCTTTAGGCCAAGGGCCATTTAAAGTCTTTAAGCCAATTTGGTTGTAGTTATCTAATGCCAAAATACTGACTTGGTAATCCAATCCACCGCCATAAATAGGCTGTCCATTGCTTGTCGTATTGATTCGGACAAAAGCACTATCAATGCCTAATGGCTTTTGATAGTAAAGGGTAATAGGAATAGGCGTTACAGAAGCCCCCATAGCCGTACTAGCGACTGTTTGGCTTGCGCTGACCATGTATGTACCCACGCCACCGCTTGAGCTTATAACGGAGCTTATAGTCGTTCCTGCCGTTACTCCTGAACCAGTAATAGTTGCGCCAGCCCCAATATAGCCAGCAGATATAGCTGTAACAGTTAATGTTGTGCCTGAAATTGAGCCTGTAAATACGGCTGGAGGAGTAGTAGCATCATTATTAAGCCTGTAAGTACCAGCTTCGTTTATATTGCCACCACCGCCAGTTAAAAATTCAACAATTTTGGTGTTTACGCCAATAACGCCAATAGCACTAAGGGTTTGCCCTTGGGCTATTGCTCCGCTTGTAACGCCAGTAACAGTTAAAACTTTGCCTGAAATTGTGCCTGTGCAAGCCGCACCAATGTAATTTGCTGTGCTAGGATCAGGGCCAATGGTGTATTGAATTTGCCCTGCAATAACAGGAAATACAATTTCGGTCACATTGTAGACCATCATGTTTTCATTTGACCATTGATCTATAAGGTCATTAAGCATTTCCAAAGCATCTTGAGCCGCTTCAGGAGTTGGAACTTCCCCAGCTTCTAATGCCCCAATGTCTTTTAATGCCCTGCTAATAATGTCAATTGGCTGAGTCATAGTATTCCGTTAAATTTTTACTGTAAAAGTAGGCAAAACCCAAGGCTTTTTAAGTGAAACTGGCTTAATAGCTAGTAATTGCTTTTCTAAATTATCCTCAATAATGCACTTTTCATCAATTATTGATTCACTTTTTATCCAAGCAATTACATCCTTTTCGGTAGTTTCTTTTTGCAAAAAATGGGTTTTATCTTTAAAAATCCAAAATCCTTCAGTAAATACTGAATTGTTATTATCAGAAGCTTTAACGCTATATTTGACTTGCGTTATTTCTGTAGCTTCTTGAATAATGTCTAAAACTTTCCAAGAAAAAATCATCCTGTGTATGTTCCTGATGCATTAAATTGCATAATGGTATTAGAACCGCTAGTGGTAACTGTAGGTGATCCTGTTATTGTTCCTGTGTAGTTTGCTGTAGGCACAGAAATAATAACCACACCTGATCCACCTGATCCACCATAACCGCCACCACCACCGCCTCTGTTTGCAGTTCCTGATGAACCGCCGCCAGTATTTCCTAGTCCACCTGTACCGCCACCGCCATTACCACCTGAACCGCCTGTACTATTAGTAGCACCACTTGAGCCTGATCCACCACCACCGCCAGCATAAAAAACTGCAACACCTGTAATTGAAGATTGCAGTCCTACACCGCCATTACCACCAGTAGCAGGATTACCTGGCACTCCACTTGCACCAACAGCACCAGCACCGCCTCCACCGCCGCCTGAATACAATGAATCTACGCCATTTCCAGCGTTTCCACCTGCATTACCTTGTCCAGTTGTAGCAGATCCACCAAATTGAGTTGGAGGAGTACCGCCGCCAGTTGCTGAAGCACCACCGCCTGAACCGCCACTACCACCAGCATTTGTTCCTCCTGCCCCAATTCCACCGCCTATAGAAGTTCCAATTCCAGTAATGCTAGAGTTAGTTCCAGCAGTATTAACTGCACCACCAGCACCAATTGTTACTGTAAATACAGTAGCAGGAATAATGGTAAATACAGAAGATAGATAACCACCAGCACCACCGCCACCGCCATTTCCTGTGCTTCCACCGCCGCCGCCAGCTACTATTAAATATGTGCCTGTGTAAGAGCCTTGATTTGTTGTTGTAAATTGAACCCAGTTTGTCCCAACATAACCTTCATAAAAACCACCACCATCTGTGTTATAGCGAATTAATCCAGTTACAGGGCTTCCAGTTCTTTGTAAAGTCGTGCCTTTAGGAAGATAAACTTGACCAGTCCCACTAAAAGTGCCAGTTCCTGTAACTGTTAAATTATTAACAGTTAAATTGTTTGTTGTATCTGCAATTAACAAAGTTCCATTAGTAGCAGGAATTGTTAGATTAATTGTGCTTGCAGTATCCGCATTAGTTAAAGTAACTGTGCCGCCTGAAGGAGCTAAAAATACTAATTGAGACATGATTTTTCCTTAATAAATCTATAGTTATGCACTTTTAGGAATCATGCTTGGATCAAGAATTTCGCCTGTATATTGATCTCTTAAAGCATGAATACAATATGCAACAGTATTATCTTCTAATGCTGTCAATTCATGAATCTTATCTTTATGAATATAAATCATGTGAGGAGCTTTAAAAATAGATTCTTGACCTTCAATATTTACTTTTAAAGAGCCTGAAGCTAATAAAGTTAAATGGTCAAATTGGTGTTTATGACCAATTTCAATATCGCCATTTTTTTCAAAGTGCATCATTCTGCTATAAACATTAGCAACGCATCCAAGCTTTATTAATGGACTTGTCATTATTCAGCAACAGTTGTCGGAATAGCATTATCTGATGGAATAGGCATTAAAACCCAAGTTTTGGTTTGCTCATTCCATTTGTAAGGGCCGCCAGTTTCAGGGCAAGGTACTGGAGGATTCCAAAAACAGGTTTGCTCGTCAAGTAACCATGAATTAAATGGTTGTGGTGAAATAAACGCATCACGTTGGGCATCATACAGGTAACCGATACCAGCGTAGTTTTTACGCAACGCCTTTGTTTGATCTGCGCTTGGCGTATCGCTGTTAGGTTCGTAATGAACACCACCACGAGTATTGTAGGAAGTTTGAATCCATTGACCAGGCGAGCTGTCTACAAATGTATTAAAAAACTCTTGTTCGGCTACGATAACTTGCGTTACTTTACCGTCTACTACTTTTGCAAAATGACTCATTTTTTATTCCTTTATCCTGTGTAGCTACCGCTTGAGTTAAAACTAATAATAGTGTTTGATCCTGAAAAAGTAATAACAGGAGATCCAGTTGTTACTCCTGAATAAGCTGAAGTGGGTACAGATAATATAACTACACCTGAACCGCCTGTTCCACCGCCTCCTACTCCTGCACTAGCACCAGCACCACCATTTCCAGTATTAGCTGTACCTGAACCACTACCACTAGTACCGCCACCACTAGCATAAGTTACAGAAGCACCAGTAATGCTTGAAGCAGATCCTGCACCAGCAGATCCTCCGCTACCAGCACCTCCTGCACCACCACCACCGCCTGAAGGACTAGGGAATGCTCCTGTACCGCCAGCATTACCTAAACCACCTGATGCGCTTCCAGGCTGAGTTGCAGAACCAGCAGATCTTCCAGTAGCCGCAGGGCCACCGCCACCTGAACCACCACTAATACCATTATTTAAAGGCGTAGCTCCGCCACCGCCTCCAAGGCCAGTAATGGTAACGCCAGTTCCAGTAACGCTACTGTTTGTTCCTGAGCTTTGTGTTCCACCACCACCGCCAATTACGACTGTATAAACTACTGTAGGTGAAGCAGTAAATGTTCCTGTGACTAATCCACCTGCTCCACCTCCACCACCAGCTAAGTTATATCCTCCACCTACACCACCGCCACCGCCACCGCCACCAGCGGCAACTAAATAAGTGGCTGTATATGAAAATGGTGAAGTATTTATTTTTACCCAACCATTTGTAACGCCCGTATAGAGTTCAGCCACAGATTCTGTTGAATTCCATCTAACCATTCCAGCCACAGCACTTGAAGGTCTTTCAGCAGTAGTTCCTGAAGGAACAGCAAGAGCCCCAGTAGATCCAGTTAAAGCTAAAACACCAGTTCCAGGATTCCAGGTTAATTCTGTAGAGCCAGTATTAATACCGCTAATAGTTCCGCTAGTTGCGCTTGTAAATGTTAAATAACGAGTAGCATTAGTAGTAGTGTCATCAGTTACAGTTAAACCAGCAGAAATAGTTGTCCATGTTGGCGTAGCTCCTGTACCAGCAGAAGTTAATACTTGTCCTGCTGTTCCTTGTGAGCCATCAAAGCTAGTTGTGCCAGTTACGCTTAAATCGGTAAAACTGCCAGCTAAAGGCGTTGTTCCACCAATAGCCACATTATTCATTGTGGAAGCTGTTGTTGGATTAACAGTTAATGCACCAGCAGGGGCAATAGATACTGTGCCTGTGCCTGTTGGATTTATTTGAATGGCTGAATTAGCACCATTCATATTAATTGGGCCATCTATAGTGACATTTACGCCACCGCCACCGCCCCATTGCAAACAAGCAGATCCACCGCTAGTTCTTAATGAACCACCACCTGATCCTGCCGCATCAAAGTTTGTACCTACAAAGCCAGTTGTGGCTGTAATCGTAGTTCCACGAATGGTATTAGCAGTTGTGCCGCCGATTGCAGGAGGAGCAGATAAATCTAATGTACCGCCTAATGTAAGGCTTCCTGAAGAAGTAACTGTGCCACTTAAAGATATACCTGAAACAGTACCAGTACCGCTTACAGAAGTTACTGTTCCAGTTGTAGGAGTTGTCCAAGAAGGAATTCCTGAAGCCAATGTTAAAACTTGACCATTTGTACCAGCCGCCAAAAACGCAGTTGTACTAGCCGCAGATTGGTAAGGCAATGAGCCAGCCGAACCGCCAGCCAAGTTAGTGGATGTAGTAGCAGTAGCCGCATTTCCACCTACGCTTAAACTTGTAGCAGTACCAGTTAATCCTGTGCCTGGGCCAGTAAATTGAGTTCCAGCAGTAATAGTAGTGCCAGTTACAGCCGCCGCTGATGTAGCACCAACAGGCGTTCCATCAATAGTTCCACCAGTAATTGCTACGCTATTAGAGTTTTGCGTAGACATTGTGCCAAGACCTGAAACTTGAGTATTGGCAATAGCAATAGTTGTATTTGTAGCAGAAGTAATTTGCCCTTGTGCGTTTACAGCAACAACAGGAACAGAGCTTGCAGAGCCATAAGTAGCCGCAGTAACACCAGTATTTGTAATGCTAAATGTAAAAGCGGCTAAGGATAATCCTGTGCCAGCAAAGTAAGTACCAGCAACGCTAAAATTAGACCAATTCATTGCTGTAACGCCCAAAGTGCCGCCACTTTGTGCAGAGCAAAGCCAAGCAGATCCAAGCTGTGATCCGTATTCTACAAAACCAATAGCTGAAACATATTCTTCCCAGTTATCGCCATCAGCCGCATAAGCCCATGTACCGCTAGAAGCTATGTAAATACCATTTTGTGCGGCATTGGATTGGTTTTTAACCAAAACTCTATCGCCAGCTACAGTTTGATAGGTGTCAATAATTGGAAAACCTGAACGACTAGCAAGATTTGTTGTTGTTGCTACTTGAAATGGCTGTTTCCAACTAAGACCACTTGCTACAGAATCTACATATAGCTTGTTAGCAAGATCAGTATTGCCTGTTGGAGTTGCTAATACCTGACCGCTACTAAAAACAGCAGTAGAAGGTGTTGTAGCTCCAATAGTTGTGCTATTAATAGTGCTGTTAGTAATATTAAGACCTGATTGGTCAGGATTTATAATTGCAGTAAATGGTTCTCCTTGACCAATAAAAGTCTGAAACTCTCCATCAACGCTAAAATAAGCCTGAACAGGCAATAAATTCTGCACAGTAGAATTTGCTGGATTAGCCATGTTAAACCTTAATTAGTTAATGCCTTCGCCTGGCGTAATTTCAAGGCTTGTAGCCGCACTAGCAATAAACCAAGCATTAGGAGGAATACTGCTAAATACAGCTACGCCACTTGCAGGAATAGACAATACATTAGCAATACCAGCCGCAGTAGGAGTAGTAGCAACAGGCGTTACAGTCGCATTATTAGGCTCTTGAGGAGCCCAACCTACACGAACAATATTAGCAGTCAAATTCATAATACGATAACCAGTAGGATACATATTGTTATTTGTAATGACTTGAACTGGTGAAGTGCCAACTAAATAGGTTGCGCCAAATGGTGCAAATGCTGAGTTATACATAATTATTCCTTCGTTATTTCTTCGTCAAACTTTGTTAATAGCATTTTATAAGCGGAAACTACCGCCTCAGTTTGAACCAAAAAGACTTGCGCCTTGTTTAGTTCAGTCTGCATGGCAGTAATTTCAGCCTCTAAAAACTCTTTAGTTATCATGCCGCAGAAGCGCACATAATGTAGTAAGGAGTGCCATCACTTGCTACCACTTTGATTGTTTTAGCAATAGTAGCTGTACTTGTAACAAACATTGCGGCAGGAATATTAAACAAATTGGTCATTTTGGCAGTTCCGCTTTCGGTAAAACGAATCCAAGAAGCTGAACCTGGCAATGTAACACCTGAAGCAAAGTCTGTATCAACTTGAATAGCCGCTAAAGTACCACCTGGTGCGGCTGTAGTTGCGCCCAAAGTTGCACGAATAGCATTAGCCGCACCTGAAACTGAACCACCATCTACACCAACGCTGATATGTGCGCCGTTGATTGTTCCAGCAACAGCAGAAGAAGCTTTAGTAATAGAAGCGTAAGCACGAATAGTTTCGCCTGATCCTGCGCCTGTAAATTTAAGACGACTGTAAGTTAAGCGAGTATCACCATTTGTAGCAGAAGTAGCTACATATTCAGAATTAACATTGCTTGAAGTGGTAACTTGCTGATAATTGCCTGAAGTTCCAATGCTGTAACCAACAATGGCTGGATCGGCATAAGCTACACCAGTTGCGATTGAATTGCTCATATTTTTTCCTTTAAATAAGGTTAAATCATTATAGGTTGTTTAAGAAAAAAAGCCACGCTTTTTGGGCATGGCTTTCTTCCATTTACTTCAAGATATTAGTTTGATACGCTAAAGTCATAACCATATACATAAACATCAAATGTTGCACCAGCTACCGCAGTAGTTAGTCCAGCAGTTACATTTAGGTAAAGGGCATCTACAGTAGTTGCCGTAGTTTGTGCAGTAGGAGCAACCAAAGAAACGCCCACAACAGAAGCAAGGTTAGCCGCAGTAATAGCACCATACAGGCTTGAACCGCCTGAAGTGGTTGCTACGCCTAAAGCCAAACCAGTAGGCGTTACAGCCGCACCGGCGTTGTTTAGGTTAGTAACAATTAAGCTTTGTGGCAAAAATACAGAGCTATTTACTACTGGCATTTTATAGCTTGCAATAGCGTTAGCATTTACATTCTTAATAGTAGCGATCAAGCGTAGTGTTTGGCTTGTCGTTACATTTGAAGGATGTGCTGACGAGGTTACTGCTGGTCCTGGATTAGACATAATAGATTCCTTTAAATAAGTTTAAAAGGAAGGGCTTGCGCCCCTCCGTTATTAAGCCGCAACTCGGCAAGCAAGTTCTTGATAAAGTGGGGCCCAGCCGTACAGCACATCAACTCGAGTAGGAATACTGTCGTTGTTAATGGTGTATTGGCGAACAACACGCATCGAAAGACCAATTTCCTTATCGCTTGCACGACCAGCAAAATGAACGCCTTCAGGCAACTCAAGGTCAGCCATAGCCAAAGTAAACGCATTTTTGTGCATTACGATGTTTTGTGGGCTTACTACACCATTGCCGCTTGCGTTGTACTGGCTTGCAAAGAAGGCAACAGCCGCAGTTGCAGAAGTTGTAGGAATCGACACATTTTGGAACTGACCACCGCTGATAATAGCAGGAGATACAGTAACAGAAACGCTTGAGCCTGAAGCTACGGAAACAGCAGACTTAACTACGAATGAACGCAGTTTGTTTGTGCCGTATGGCTGACGATTTTGTGGGTTAGTTGCAAACACACCAGCAATGGTAAATGTGTCACCAGCGTTCAGATTGATAGTACCAGTATTGGCGGCTGTCAAAGTGATGGTAGAGCTAGAAGCCCAGCCTGATGTCAAGAAACCAGTTGCAGTTGTAGTGTTTACAGAAGCAGTAACAGTAGCAGTTGTGAAGTTACCGAAAGTTTGTGACACGATGTTTTGGTCAAGCTTCCAGTTCATACCGCCTGAGTCACGACCCATCAAACCTTTGGTGTACTGGCTAGAGATTTGAGTTGTTGGAACAAACAAACCTTTCAAGCTGTCTACGATGGTTGCTGATGTGAATGGCTCAACGATACAGCTACGGCGGCCATCTCTAGGCGCACCTTCAGAGTCCAAGAAAGCTTGGGCATTTAGATAGGTGAGCAAAGATGTTGGAGGCGTACCAGCAGTACCAACGATGTTAGCTGTGTTCAGGTTAGCGGTAGTCGTGCCGTCAAAGTCAATTTTGTTGGCAATAGCGGCTACGGCTGGCTTCAGAATACGATCAGAGAACATATCCAAAGACAGAGCTAAGTCTTGAGTGGTGAATTGTGTATCCACATGGAACTGGGTAGAAAGAGTTACAGGAACTGAAGTTTCGTTCAAGTCCTCAACATTCAACGCAGGGCCAGTAGTACCAATGAAACGACCAGGACGGCGTACATTGACTGTTGCGCCAATCTTTGCGCCAACTACAGCAAATTGATCGTCATAGTTGCGGTCTACTTCAGAAGAAAAGGTTAATTCGTTTTCGAGAACCATCAACGCTTCGTTGGTGATTTTCGAGATAGTTAATAGCGTATTTGCCATGATTGTAATTCTCCAAAAAAATTAGGTTTATCAGCGTATCCGATTAGCTTTTCGTGCGGCCTTCCATTGGGCATACGATCCGTAGAATTCACCATTGGTGTCTACAAGAACATCTGCTCCAGCGGATTTACCGCCCTTTAATGGGCTAATAGGTGCTGGTGCTTTACTTTGAGTAACAGTTCTCGCTTTGACTTCAGGCTTTTCATCTTCAGCCTCAAATCGAGCTTCCAAACGACCAATTTCTTTAAGAGCCTTAATAGCTGGCATTTTTGACAAAGATTCAGCATATTCATCATCAGAAGCTAAGTGGTAAAGGATTTGCGCCCCAACATCCGATTCAATGATTGCATCTCTAACTGCATCACTTACTACTGTGGTGCTACTAGCTACGATCTCATCAAAATCAGGCATAGAACTCTTTGCCTTTGCTACTTTTTGATTCCAATTCTGAATAACTTTATTGCGTTCTTCATCAGCTTTACGCTGTGCTTCAACAATATCTCTATCTCTTAATGCCTTTTCAGCACTCCATTCCGCTAATGCTTCTGCATATTCAAAAGCATCATTAAACTGGCTTGCCTGGGGCTTATCATCAACATTAGCTGTTTGGGCTATTGGTTGAGGATTTGCCTTTGCTTCTAACTCTCTTAAACGGCTTTCCAGTTGTTCGGCACGAGTATTTGCTTCATCTCTTTGCCTAGTAATCTTAGAAAAACGCTTTTCTAACTTGTCTTTTGGCTTTTCTGCTTCCTCAGCTTCATCCTCTGCCTTCGGTTCACTCGAAGATTCCTCAGTCGCTGGCTCTGAATCAGGACTGTCCTCTACAGGAACATCAACTGTTTCAGCCGCAGTTTCTTCAGGAGAATCCGCTAAACCTAATCTTTCTGCATAAAATTCTGCCGCATTACCACTTGTTACTACATTGCTTGCTTCTTTGACTTCGGCCATGATTTCTCAAGCTCCTAGTTATTACCACCGATTAAAATACTAAATTATTTATTTGTCAATTATCTTTTAATAATGACTTAATTTCATCTTGGTGCTTTTTAAGCTCCTCAGCAGACATACCTTCATATATGCTTTTTGGCTGATTATCAGGCTCATATTTACGACCAGCCCTGCGTGCCATTTCACGCAAAATAAAATCTTCTCTATTTGACCCGATTACTGTAGCCATTATTTGTCCAATTCTTTAATTTCATGTTCTTCTGCTCGTTTACCCATATCTTCAAAGGTCATTCTAGCTTTTGCAAAATTTGGATATCGTGAATGTATAATACCTGTTTCTTTATTAAAAATAGCGTGTGGTTTATCTTCTTTACGCTTTTCTTCCTTCATTACAGGCTTTTGTTCTTTAGATAAACCTAGCTTTTTAGCCATAAAATCTTCACGATTTTCAGAAGTTACTACCTGACGGCTTTTTTTGTTGCGTTGTTCTTCTCTTTCCTTGCGCATCATGTCCTGAATCTTATTAACCGTGTTGGCATCTTTCTTTTTTAAAATCTTTTTATCAACAGCTTTTACAACATCAGAATCGTATTTTTCTTTATTTAAAGCGTATTTGTAACTTTCTTCAGCCTTGCTCATATTAAATTGCCCTTTCAATAGCTTCTGCATCGGTTGATTTTTCGGAACTGGTGCTTATTGTAGCCAAAATATAGGCTAATTCAGCTTTCATACGCTCAATTTCAAGCCTTGTTTCGTTATCAATAACCGTATCGTTAGCCTGAACCTCTGTCCGTAATTGGCTATCTGCCATACGAGCATCCACCTGCATTTGCGTGCGTTGAGTTTCAGCGGCTTGTTTTTGTTCTTCAATAGAAGCACGATAGGTCATATCCATTTGCATAGCTTGTAATTGTTGTTGTAAGTCTTGTATGGTTTGCTGACTTTGTGCCAATTGCATTTGAACTTGTGGTGGAATATCCGATTTTTCGTCAATTTGCGCCAATGGATTAGCCGCCGCCAATCGGTCTGCAATGATGTCTGCGCCTGGGAAATCCATGTTACGGAACACTAAATCACCAGCTTGCTTCATTAAATCAGGGTCTACGCCCATCATGCTAATCATGGAATCTACGGCTTCTTGGCGTTTAGAGTTGTAGCCAGGGCCTGTTTCCATTGTTACATCGTATTCGCCAACAGTCACATCGTTAAGAATGGTTTCCACGCCTATTTCATTGACTGTACGCTCATTGACATTAACAATTTCGCCTTTGCCATCATCGCCAATAATGCGTAAAACCCTTTCCCTGTCGTAAACAGTTGGAATAAGGTCAAGAATAATGCGCCCAGTTTGCTTGATAGAACGAGTCAAATTATCGTAATAATGATAATTGGTCATATCGGCTTGCTGTTGTTGGCCTTGGATTGCTTTGCCTGACTGATTGCCCTGCGGAAGCATCGATGGATCGTAAATACCAACTACAGCCATTAAATCTTGGTTTAGCCCTTCTAATGCCGTAACGATGCCCATTGGAGGAGCTTCAGGCTGTAGTCGTTGTGGCAAAGGGGCTTCTCTGCCTTCGCTGTCTGTTTGCTTGTAACGCAATACAGGCATGGATTTAATGTTGGCTTGCGCCCATTCTTCTTCATGACCTTCATCTTGGCCTTCTGCCAACAGCCATTTGGCTTTAGGTGCTAGGGCTACCGACTCAGTCAGCGCAGTAGACCAAAAGTTATACATCCGCTGTGGATCTTTAGCCATACGAGTAAGGCCAAACTTCTTCTTTTTGCTATCTACAATAAGTTGCTGACCATAAACAGGCACGACTGGAATGTATTTACCAGCCCAATCACGCTTTTCTAGGATTTGCATACCAGTCAGCTTTACCCATTTAATTTGCTTTTTGACTGTAATCCTGCGGCTAACCTCATAAATACCAGCTTCCAGCATGGCATCCTGCTTTGGCATTTCATCTTCATAAACTGTAGTGCCATCGCTTAAAAGCACCAGTTTTGTATGCGTATATTCGGTATAGAAGTATTCAGCAATGCGAATATCTTCCTTGGTAATCCATTCAGACTGGCTATCGCCTGTTCCTCTAGGTGTAAACCCTGCATCGGTTTCTGCATCAGGGTACATCTTGCGGAAAGCATCTTTACTTATAACTTCAGTAATCAAACACTTTTCAGCATCAGATCCATCAGGCTCATTACTATTAGGATCGAAATACACCATAAAAGGATTTTCGATGCGCTTAATGTAGATTTCTTGGTCGAATGAGTCGGGTCGCACATAATCAGTAGTAACACGCCAATAGCCCCAACCCATACGAACAGCAAAATCAAAAGCATTGTCATAAGCGGCATCAGCATCAGATTGCTCCTCTACATGGCGGCAAATGCCAGTAATAATTTGCGCCATTTTTGAATCACTTTGGCTATTTACACCAAAACATTTAATCCTAGGTCTTTGTTGTCTTTGGCTATTGGCAATTTGACGGCAATAAGCATCAATCTTGTTGATGGTTAAATAAGGCCTAGATTCAAGCAAGCGGCTGTTTTGTATCTCGACAGGCCATTGATCGCCACCAGCAAACTTTAAATCTTCTAGTGCTTCGACTCGGTTATTTGAGTCATTATCAGAGCAAAAGCGCAGGAATTCCTTGGCTTCATTAATAATGCCTTCTTCGCTATCATCTTCTATGTCTGAATCGTAGATACCCATACAGAGTCCTTATTTCATATTTGTCAATAGTTTAAGACATCCAGCCTGAAACTTGGTAATTTATTTTCTTAATTATTTTCTTTTTTGGCTCATTAATCATTAAACCAATGTATCTAAAAGCATCAGCACCATGTGAAAAGTTGTCATGTAATGGTTTACGACTAAAAGCTCCTGTTTCAGGATCAGTATCATACCGATAATGCCTTAAACATTGTAGACCTTCGTAACAATTTTCTCTATCAAAATAGCATTTGCTAAAGATTGTCCTTGCCGCATTAATAGAGTCCGCAATAGGCACTCGGTCAATAATCCGTACATTAAAGCCTGCCGCCCTAACAATATCCTCAATGCTTCTGCCATTGGCGGCTAAAGTCTTATTTTGAGCATCATGTGGCAAATAAAGCGTGTCGTAAACATAACCAAATGTTTGCATTTTGGCTAATATGTCACTCATGGTAGTTTGATTTGTTTCGTAATATCGTATTAAGCGTGTTTCCATGCCAACAAATTGTAAAAACCATACAGCTGTTGCATCCGACCAGCCAATGTCAAAAATGGCTAAAACTGGCTTTGTGGCATCGTAAGGTACTCTTGTGATCCTGCCATCAAATTCAGCTTGTTGCATTTCTTTGGCAAAAATAGCGCCATCCACGGTCTGACGGCACATTCCTTCCCAAACTGTGTTGTAGGATTCTCTATCTCTAACGAATAAAGCATCCTTTTCAAGCCTTAAAGTCTCAGGAAACCACGGATTGTCTTGCCAATTTACCTTAACAATCAAGCAATCACTAGGTGGATTGGCTACAAAGCGTTGATAAGTCTCATCAGTTTCTAATTCAGGGTTAAAAGATATCCATATCTCGGACTTTTCCTTACGAATGGTAGGAATAAGCACCGACCAGCTTAATTTACTGGTGGTATTGGCTTCTTCTACCCAGCATATATCCACACCCTCATAGGACTTAACATTGGCAATATTGTTTTTTAATCCTACAAAAGCAAATTCTGAGCCATTTTTGCCACGAATAGAGTTTTGAGTAATCTCAAAATGAGCATCTAGCTCCATTGCGTAGATTTGGTCGCTTAATAGCTTATGAACCGAATCTTTAATAGAAGTTTGAAACTCTCGAGCACAAAGGATACGAGTAGGTTGCATAGCAGCAGTAATAAGCAAAGCCCTAGCAATGCCCCAAGACTTAGCCCCACCACGACCGCCATAAAGAACTTTGTAACGAGCAGGATCAAAAAGGATGGAGAGCTTTTCAGGAAACTCAACTTTAGAGACGAGTTCCTTAAGTTTATTACTAGGCTGATTCATTTGGCTTTACAAAAGTAACCTGAATACCAGTTAATTCTTTGCCTTCAGCCCCAGTAAGTTCTTGTTTTACTGTTTCAGACCACTTCATTTGGCTTTTAGTCCACCAAATCATAGCCGTTGTATCACCAGCCATGGCTTTTTGGAACAATCCACGACCTACTTGGGCATTGGCTTTAGCTTTACCCTTTACCAACTCATCAGGGAAATGCCGCCTTAATGTAGCCAAGCTAATACCATTACGAATTACCGAGCAAATTTGGTCGAAAGGTAGCCCATAACCACTTAATAGCTCTACTTGGGCTTTTTCATCTTCAGTCGGAATAAAGGCTTCTCTACCCGAATTTTCACGAGAACCGCCCCATTCCTTTTTAAGCGTATCTTTTTCAAGTTGCATTTTTTAGCATTTCCTTTAATTCTTCGCTTTTTACTTCAGCTTTAACTTGCTTTAGTTTAATTTCATAACTTTTTTTAGCTACTTCTTCCCAGTCTATATCCTTACGGCGTATTAGCTCTGTGTCAAACTTTCCCCAAGCATCTTTAATAATGTGTTGTGGTCTATCAAACCTACGATTAACTGTAACTACACCCGGCCATAGTCTTTCCAGCGACCTAGCCATCTTTAATCTGCCATCACCTTTATAAAGAACATCGGCATTACCACCTTTCATAGTCATGGTAGCCATTTTATCTATTAGGAAAGCATTGAATAACACGGTACACCAACCGCCACTTAGTACTTGTAGGCATAAATCGGTGTCCTCGTTATATCTACCTCTCCAACGATAGTCTAGATCGTTCTTTATACATAGACAACTGTAAACATGGACATTAAGGTTAAATGGTGGCTTTTTGCCTACCGCAAAGAATGTGTAATTTAACCCACCAATGGCTATATTTTCATAACGATTAATAAAGTCTTCTGCCGCTTTTAAAGCTATATTGGTGTTACAGCGTATGCGTTTGCCTTTATGTAGCCTACGCACCATAGCAATGTTATCGTCAAATATCCAATGCCTAGCGTGTCCAGCTTCCTTAGAATGTTCCCAGCACCAATTCCTAGCTGGAATACTGCCAAGTCCTAAATTTTGAAAAGGCAGGACTAATATCTTATCTACACCATAAATGTCAGCATAAAGCTGTTTTTCTTGTGGTTCTACAACTATTTTAAAATCCACGCCATCTTCTACAAAGAATTTAGCCGTTAAGCAACAGTCGTGCCTACCTTTAGATATGACATAAATAGGATACTCAGGCTTATTCATACTTTACGGATGAAATGTCCTCGTTTTCCCTAGGTGGCCACCAGCAAGACCAAGTCGTGCCGCCTTCTTTACCCATTTTCATTTTGGTTAATGTAGCAAATTGCTCCCTATCTTCTTCAGACCTAAACTGAATAGCAATTTTTATAGGATCTTCCTTGGCTTGGTAGTCAGGCATACCTACCCATTCAGCCGCTTCGTTAATATTAGCTATTTCTTTGCCATGTCGAGTAACCATAACCAAGTTAGCCAACATCATTTCATCGTAACCAGTACCCAAAAGACCATCTATATCGTCGTCTTTAACCTTTTTAAGAATTTCTGATAATGATCTATCATCTATTTCAGCTAATCGACCTACTTCGTTATCACCAGCTAATATCTTTAAAGCTTGTGGACTTTCAGGATCAATGTCCAGCTTGATAATACTTATTTCGGTCATACCTAGCTTACGAGCGGCTTTAATAATGCCGTGTCCAGCCAAAATAGTATTGTCTTGGGCAACCACAATGTTCTTATAAAACCCATTTTGCTTAATACTTTGCATTAAATGAGCTATTTGGTCGTCATGGTGCTCACGATAATTCCTATCGTGGTTCTTTAATGTATCAATTTTAACTATCTGAGAAGCATTAACCTTGGCTTTCATCAGATGCCTCTGCCTTAGTTTGTACCTGTGGCTGTGCTTGTGCGTGGATTTTGTTTACCAAAGGTGCGCATTCAGCATAAGGATTTTTGCCTACAGACATAAGAATGTAGTTAATTTCCTCAATGGTTAACTCTAATTTAATCATTTTTAACAATTCCAATTTTTAAGTGATGCTTTGGCTCTTTCCGCAGGGCCTTTAGCGTTTTTGACCACGCCTTCCATCCGAGCACAAAACGACTTTTTACGGCCTTCATCTGCCTTGGTCTTAGGATTTGGTGCTGGCGGCTTTAGGTTTGCATTGTTTTTGGCGTTGTATTCAGCCCTACCCTTAGCGGTCATTCCAGCACCTTTTTCAGTAGGATTGTAATTTTTACCCTTGCCGGTAGTTGTTCTTGCAATAGGTTTGTCTTGTTTTTTGGTAGCCATGTTATTTTTTCGCAGTCTTAGCGGCTTCTTTAAAGTTTTTGGCAGTAGGTGCGCCTTTACTGCCAGCTTTACGCATGGTTTCTACAGGCTTGCCAGCTGCTTTTTGTTTTTCAATGCGCTCTCGTTTTGCATGAATATTGGCATATAAGCCAGGTTTAGTTGCCATAGTCTTACTCCTTGTAGTAGCCGCTTTAACGGCTGGTTTAACTGCTGGTTTTGCCTTTTTAATGGCGGCTTTATAAATTTTGTCACTTTCTAATACTTTTTTTCTAGCTTGTACTACTGTTGGTGGGTAATAACCAATCCAACATAAAAAATCATCAAGCCATTTTTTAAACATTTTGTTCTTCCACAAAACAAACGTCTTGCCAGCTCATGACTAGGTATTTTGTGCCATTTTCTTCGTATTTAAAGTATTTTAGATATTCTTCGCCATGGTCGTCATTCATAGTGCCAAAGCGAATTCTTGCACCCACTTCAACAGGCATATCTTCTCTGCGCCCATTTGGTAGCTTTTTGCCAGGACCTACAGCTATAACTGTGCCCATGTTTTCTACTTCTTTGTTATTAACAATAATTACGCTGGAAAGCTTTCTAACATCAGGCTTTACAACAATTTTGTCGTTCATTGGCGTTAATTTCATGCTTTTTTTGGCCTTCCTCTTGATTTTTTAACTTCAGGAATAACCATTGGCTCAGACATAGACTGTACTAAAGCTTGAAATGCAGGACTAGAAATTGAAAATTCACCGCACCAGCCATTGCTAGATGCGTTTATTGCGGCAGGATATCTTTGGCACATTCCCATGCCCCTATCGCCTAAAGAAAAAAATCGACAAGAATTACAAGCTTCTTTATCGTTTACATCAGCCATTTAGTTCTCCGATTACTATTTGGTTAGAAAACCCTGTAAGCCTTCACTTATAGGGTTTTCGCTTTATTGCTTTAGCACTTGTCGTCAGAATAGCACTTGCGGTCATGCGTGTAGCATACGCCAGCTGTGCGGCCTGTGTTAAATAATTTGTCAGAGCCAGTAGCATCCATCTTGCCCATTGCTACGCCATCTTTAGTTTTTTCCATGCGCTCACCTGATTTATCAGAAGATGTTGCGGCTGGAATTTTTGCGCTTTGTGTACCGTATTTCATATTATTTCCTTTTAGCTAAAAAGTCTGCAAAATGCAGTTTTTTAATTTTATGGCAATCTTAATCTAAGTCAAGCATTTTTATCAAGCGAATAGCCGCATCCACAGAATCAATCCTACTAACTGGACCACCTCGCCATTCTTGCATAAATTTAACCTGTGGCTCTGTAAAAGTGGCTTTTTGGTCTTTTTTTACTTCAACTAGAACTGAATTACCTCGATAGCCAACCAACAAATCAGGACAACCACGCCCAACAGTTGAAAGATTAAGTACGCTAGCGCCCAAAGCAATAAATGTATGTACGATGGTTCTTTGGTTCTCATCGACTCGCTTTTTGTAATGTGTCATTTAATTTTTCTAGCAAATCTTCTTCGGTGAAGCCCCAATACTTTTCAAACCCTTTATGTCCAAGTGCGTGAATACTGGAATCGCCAAGACGGTGGTGGTAAGCACACAAGGGTATGACTGGCGCATTGGCTCTTTTTCCACCGTATCTGCGGATGTGGTGCATTTCGGTTGGACTGTCGTCAAGGTTTCGTACCTCTTGTTGTTTGCATAAAATACAGCCATATCGTGCCAATTTAGCATAATGCTCTCGCTCGGATTTAGTCATCTAGCCAATGTTTTTCTTTTGCCTGTAGCGTATTGTCATTTAAAGCTGATTGTGGCACCCAGTATTGCGGATCACGCCCAGTTTGCTTAATTTTCCAAAATTCCTGCTTTTTTGCATCTTTTCCTAATATCCAGCCACGAATTGTATAGGTTCCAAGCATTCCAGTTAAAAGATAATATTTACGATCATCTTTGTCCCAAGTGTGCATTTCAAGATCACCATCCTCGTAATGTGTGCATCTTACATCCACATCATCCACATCCGCACCGCCTTTAACGCCTTTTGACCAAAATTTATTTAAATGCTTAGCTAAAGCCGCTTCAGCCAAAGCACCTTTAACCATTCTGCCAAACAAATCATGCTGTGGCTCACCCGATCTGCTCCATAAGTCCTTGTTTTTAATATTTTCTATGGCTCTTTGACATCCAATAAGCGATGCCATTTGTATTTCAGCTGGACTTAGGCTAATTATGGTCATGAGCTATATCTTCCAACTTAAGAGCATTTTCTACTAAAGCGTTTGCAAATTTGATTGCATTTTCTTTGTCTTGAGCAATCATAGCGTTGTAATAAGCTTGCAATAAGTTTTTTACATTTAAAAATTCTTGGCTAAAGTCTTTCATTTACATGTTTCCTTGTCTACGGTTGCTAGATAAAGTTCTCCAAATATCAATAATCCGCATTTCGTGATTGCGCTCATTGTCTACCTTCTTAAAATTCTTTAGGGCATCAGTCCAAGCCAATACCGCTTGAGCGTATTTATCGCTTGCAAGAGCCGTGGCTTCTCTTTCTGCTACGGTTCCCTCTGCCAATAGGAAAGCGTGGCTCTTAGCTTGTTTTAAGCCTTCCTCAAGGTATTTAACCTGTCCAGCCCATGCCGCATGGCTTTCATCGGTACTAGCTAGCTTAATTAATGCTTCTTCAACACGATTTTCAGTTAATTGTTCTAAATTCATCACTTCCTCCAGTCATTTAAACTTCCCCGATTACCTTTACGCCATTGGTCGTTAAAATCTTTTTCGATTTTGTGCCATCTTTTGTAAAGGCCACTTTTTGCTACAAACTCTCTAAAATTTTTTAAACCTTGCTCTTGCCGTACTTTCAGGCACCATCTAACATCACATTGATGCCTATATTCCTCGCTATATAGCCAATCGTCTTTTTTCACGCTGTGCAATCACAAAATTTTTCATTTCCCAGTAATTATTAAACCTTGATTTAGCAGGATCACCGCATTCAGCCCTATATGCGGCTTCTATCTGTTGATCGTTACCTAAAGGTAGTTCTTTAGTCTTTTCGACTTCAGTAATAATCCAATCGGCTTTAAACCCACTCCAACCACGCTCACAACAGAGTTCCATTACAGATTGAAGTGACATATTGGCTTTCTTAGCTTCACGCTCTAAGCCCTTTAAAACGGTTTCTGTAATGGGTGCTTTTTTCTTTTCTCTTAACTTTTTATAGTCTTGAAAAACAGAATCCAAAACTCCGTCAGGAGTAGTAGTCTTTATTATTGGTTTATGGTTATTGGTTATTGGTTTATGGTTAGCATTGCGTTCGGTATGCGGTTTTAATGCGAACGCATCAGCACCCTTATCCTTATTGCCCCAACGGGCTAACGCACTAGCTCTAGCTTTGTCGGATTTGCCATGGTACTGAGCAATCGTTTCATCGCATCGCTTATGAATATACCCTTTTTTGGTTAATTCAAAGAAGTCAGTCAGTACGTTTTTAAGCGCAAGTTCTTCATCCGCATTGCGAATGCTATGCGAGCGCATAACCTTGGAAATGTCACTAGGTAATGGTTTTTCGTCCAAATAGTAGCTATCCAATAGTTGCCGATAAATACCATGTTCTAACAAACTCAGATGGGAAGTATCTTTCCGATAATCCGCTATGTTATGTTGGTAATAGTGCATTTCAGTCCTTTTTAAACAAATCAGGTCTAGCCATATATCGGTCAAATTTGCCCTGAGTTGCTTGTTCCAGCCTTTTTAGGTACTTGATAGGTATACCTTTATCTCTTTCCCATCGATAAAAGGTGGCCGGCTGTACGCCTAGTAGGTTTGCGGCCTTTACGGCACCGCCATATTCCGTTTTTAGTTCGTTTAAAAATAGGTTCATAAACCCTCCTTAGGTGAAACTATAACCTAAAACCAAAAAAAAGTAAAAATATTTAAAATAATTGTTTACTTTTGCTTAATTTGGTTTATATTGCTTAGGTAGTCTGATTTTTTATACAACTTATTGATGAAGGGAATTAAAAATGTCACATGAACTTACAAAACGCCTTGATGGCAAATACGAAATGGCTTTTATTGGCGAAACGCCTTGGCATGGTCTTGGTCAAGAATTACAACAGGGCGCATCCTTCGACGAATGGCAAAAAGCGGCTGGCATGGACTGGTCAATCCAAACATCACCAGTTCAGTTTGTGGCTCCTGATAGCTACAATGTTTTTAAAGGTCAAAATGTCTTGTATCGCTCAGACAATAAAGAACCTTTGTCCGTAGTCACCAATAGATATAAACCTGTTCAGCCTGTCGAGGTTTTGCACTTTTTTAAATCATTGGTAGATGAAAATGGCTTTAAATTACATACTGCTGGAACTTTAAAAGGTGGTCGCAGAATGTGGGCATTGGCTGAAACAGGCAATTTTGGTGAAGTTACGGCTGACGACAAAGTTGGTGGATATTTACTTTTATCAACAAGCTGTGACAGAACTTTAGCCACAACCGCTAGATTTACATCCATTCGTGTGGTTTGCAACAATACTTTAACAATGGCTGTTGGCGATAATGCCAATACTGTGTCATTTAGCCACATACAAAAGTTTGACCACGAAAAGGTTAAAGCAAAACTTGGTAATGCCGTAGGTGCATTTGGTGCATTTATTGATATGGGTAAATACCTACAAAAACAACAAATGAATGTCCACGCATCTAATGAATTCCTGCTTAATTTGCTACGGCAGGATAGCCAACCCAATGAATTGGTCTATGCTGGCAGAAACTTTAATAAGATTTTGTCATTATTTGAAACCGAATCCAAAGGCAATCAGTTAGTAGGTCATACCAAATGGGGAATGCTTAATGCGGTTACTGAGTATGTAGATCATTTTGCTGGTCATACCCAAGACAATCGACTTAACAATGCTTGGTTTGGTAATGGTGAAAGACTTAAAAACAAAGCAAAGGAATTGCTGTTAGCGTAAGGATTAGGGGCTTTGCCCCTTTTCTTTTCACTATGTAAAATAATTAAAAATATTTAAAATAAAGTGAACAAACACGGCTTTTTTAGGATATTATGCTTATGTGGTCTTTTTTAACAAGTGATGAAAGGAATTATGATGACTGTTACCAAACTCAACTCCTCTACCTATAAGGTAATTCTTGGTTCTGCCGAGGGTCAGACTTACTACATTCAAAAACGCAAAACTGGCACATGGGCTGTAGCCCAAAAAGGTGCAATTTTGGACTTTGCTCCAACTCGTAACCAAGCCATTGATGCCGCTATCACCATTTTTAAAGGTGTAACAGCATGAAAAATATTATTGCAGAACTATCAGTAATGGTTTTTTTTGGTGTTTTATTTGGCGCAATGTTTGCCTACGGACTTTTAGGAGGATTTTAATTATGGGTATGTCTAGACACGATGCTTATTACGAGCCTGACGATTATGACGACCGTACGGATGAAATTAACGAACGGTCTTGGGAACTAATGCAGGTTGGTCAGGAATATGACTACAGAACCATCCAAGCTGTTTCAGAAGCTATAGGCGATTTGGATTTGGAAAAAGCCAATGCTTTGCAAGCCATGATTGACACCAATGACTATGAAAAAATTGGGCGCAAGGTAATGATGCTGGCTTTAGATTACATGGAAAAATTTGCCAAAGATGCGGCAGAGTCCGAAATTAACGATTAAGGAATACTAATGAAAACTTTTAACGAATTACGCCTTATTAATGTAAATGAGCATACCGAAAAAAAAGGCAAATTTACTTACCTATCTTGGACTTGGGCTGTAGACACTTTATTGCAAAATGATCCATCAGCTTCTTGGACTTTTGGTGATCCTGTGTACTTTAACGAGTCAATTATGGTGTTTTGCACCGTAACGGCTATGGGTAAGTCTATGACTTGTCAAATGCCAGTTCTTAATAATATGAACAAAGCTATACCTAATCCAAATGCTATGGATGTAAATACAGCCATGATGCGCTGTCTAGTTAAGACTATCAGTTTATTTGGTATTGGTCTATACATCTACGCTGGCGAGGACTTGCCTGAAGAAGAAATGGTTGATTTAACTGATTTAGCTAATGAGTGGGCTTTAACCATCCAATCCGCACAATCTTTAGATGAACTTAAAGATGTATATACAAAAGCTTGGAATGATGTAAAAAAGGATAAAGTTGCTGTGGAATTTATTGCCAAAGCTAAAGATGCTAGAAAAGCTGAATTGGTATGACTACATTTACCACCGAAGATCGCTTAAATGCGTATAAGGGCGTTGAGCAAGGCTCGGATGAATGGTTACATATCCGACTTGGCAAAGTCACCGCTAGTGGCGTTGCTGATGTTTTAGCTAAGACTAAAAGCGGTGTTTCAGCTTCTAGAGGCAATTATCTTATTAAATTAGCTTTACAACGAGTTACTGGCACTATTGAAGATGGTTTTACCAACGATGCAATGCAATGGGGCATAGACAACGAGGCGCAGGCTAGAGTTGCTTACGAAGTTAGGTCAGGCAATTTTGTAGACCAAGTGGCTTTTGTAGATCACTCAATGATTAAATGGTTTGGTGCCAGCCCTGACGGATTAGTAAATTCTGACGGCTTAGTTGAAATTAAGTGCCCAAATAGTGCAACACATTGGTCGTATATAAAAGCTGGTGAGCCGCCTATGAAATATTACATACAAATGCAAGCTCAAATGGCTTGCACAGGTCGTCAATGGTGTGATTTTGTTTCTTTTGATCCTCGTATGCCTGAAAGAAGTAAGTTATTTATTAAGCGTATAAGCAGAAGTAATCAATTTATTTCTGATATGGAAAACGATGTGCAGTTGTTTTTGGATGAAGTGGAAGTAGAAGTAAATCTTATGAAAGGCAATACAAATGGCAATTAAATACTATGTAAAAGCGGCAATTTCGGAATATACAGACCAAGCTGGTCAATCTAAGAAACGCTATAACACCATCGGTATCGTCACCGAAACCAAAAAAGGCGACTTAATGATGAAGTTAGAAATGATACCTTTGCTTGGATTAAAAGATGGCACATTATGGTTTTATTTAAATGTTCCTGAAGATAAGCCTGAAGGTAAGCAGTCCAGCCCTAGTCTTGACCATATTGATGAAGATATTCCATTTTAAGGAGCAATAAACATGAAAAAATTAATCGTAGGTGTTTGTTTTTCAATGGTTGCTGGCTTGGTATATGCAAACTGCACCACCAGCACAGTAAGTTACGGCGGCAAATTTGTAACTTGCACCACTTGTTGCTATAACGGCAACTGCAACACGACTTGTTTCTAAGATGCTGACTAGAGAACAACTAGCTTTTCAGCTATTGAAGCTAATGATTTCCCATGATTGGAAGTTTGATGTATCTGAGAAGGATTGGGACACCCAAGCAGTTGAAAGGGCCTATCGTATAGCTGATCTATTCATAAAAGAAGGAGAGATTACTAATGTCTACAATCAATGACCATATTTGGACTGCTCCAGGCACAGATATTACAATACGCTGGAAAATGGCTGGCTGGATACCGCCATCGGAAGTTCAGGGCTACAGAGATAAATGGAGATACTATCAAAATTTACCTTTGCGCCAACTGGATGATTCCGCTAAAGAGCAATATGAGCAAGTTTTAAGAAAAGCAAAGGTGGTTAGAATCAAATGACAGAAGAAAATATACCTTTTGCTGGCAATATGAAAGTCCCCTCAGATCCTTGCGAGGAGGCTTTCTTTGCCATGTATCCTGACTTTTTTTATGAAGGATCTACTGCTTTAGTCCTTTGGACACAATCCTGGCAAGCGGCCCTTGACTGGGTTAGGGAAGATACTCCTAGAATTCAGCTTATGTAACGGCAGTTAAGCCGACAATCAAGGATGCAACAAGTAAGGTTTTTTTCGGCTTTCCACTTTACAGCCAGCAGTTGCCAAATTGATGCCGTTACTTTTTAGGATGAGCCTTATCCATAGGCTCTTTCTCATGCTTGCGTAGTTCTCTTTTAACTTCATAAATGCCGTTACGCAAAGTAATCATTTCTTTATTTTCACGCTTTTGCTCTGCTTTTGTTTCTTTGTAAAATTTATCTGCCATTTTTAAGCCCCTAAAATATCCATAGCTTTATGGATTTTGTTAATTCGATCATCAAGACCGATTGTTCCACCATTGATTCGCTTGGTCAATGTAGTCCAATCTTCATTGTCAGCCAGGGCATTTAGCCCTTTTTTGTTCCAAAACCACCCAGCACTCATAGCCGCCCATTTAGGCTCTAAAAGAAGCTCAGGATGCTCTGCAAATGGTTGTCCTAAGGCATCGCCACATACAGTCACATTAGAACGCCCTGTAAGCTGTATAACGCCTTTTCCTGAGAACTTCCAGCCATCGCCATCTTCTGTATTGCCTAGATCAGCCCTGCCACCATAAACCTTGTTGGCTATCTTTTCAGGGTTTCGTTCATATTTAATTGCTTCTTCCAAAGTAGAAAAGCGACTGGGCCATGTAGCCATCAACCCTTTTGCGCTGTAATTCAAGTTCTCTTGAAGCACTTTAAAATTATTGGACTCATGACTGCATTGCCCAATAAAGGCCGCCTGTCTTGTAGGAGTGTTTATTTGGTACTTTTCAAAGGTTTCATTAAGTGGCTCTAGCCATTTGCCATCAATGCCTAATGCTAATAATTGGGCTTCTATCATAGTTTTTATTTAATTGAATCGTATTGTTCATAGCAAGATAAAAGGCTTACCCTTACTTTTTCGGCTCTTGCAGATTCCCTGATAAGAAATTCCGCATCTTCTGTGTAAAGCTGGCTTCCGTTACATCCGCTGGCAGTTTGTCCATTGCTGGCTTCTGCGGTACGATTGGTACGCTTACGCAACTCACCAATAGCATTGACAAGCTCAGTATTAATATCGTTGATTTTTTCATCCTTGGCTTTCCTTATTTTGTCTGCATCGGCTTGGTATTGATGCTCTTTATCTCGGATGGTTTTTTCGGCTTTGCTTTGCTGATAGGAACAACCATTAACAAACCCACCGCAAAATAGGGCCACAGCAACCACAGCAATAATGGCATAGATATTGATTCCAAACATTAGACCAGCCTTGGGCTAAACGCAAAAGTAGCTGGGTAATCTGCAATAAATGGTGCGTTTACAGGATCATTTATAAATGCAGGGTCTGTTAGGGCTTTAATATTCCAACCAAAGTTTAGGTAGAGCATTTTGCCAAACAAAGGCTTAAACAGGACAAACTGCCATAGACCTTTGCCATATACATAAATATAGCCTGGGTTAGTTTCGCTAACCTTTAGATCACCTAAGTAACTTATGCCGTCTGTGCCATGTAGGTATTTGACTGCAAAGCCATAGAAAGGGTTACGCCATAGCCATTGAACCCTAGACCACCACGAATGGCTGTGCTTATCTTCCCAAGGATGATCGCCATTTAAGCTGTTATCAGGCGTTTGAAACCATGACAATATCTTAAATAAGCGTGGACCAACGCCCCATGCACTTCCGTTATAGTTCCAGCCTTCTCGATCTTCTTTAAAGATAACCAAAATAAAAGCTAATGGGAATGTAAGAATAGTTCCAATTAAGTTAATTACTACATATAGCGGATATAAGATGTAGTTCATTGTGTTTTCTCTGCCATTTTTTCTTGAGTTCTGCCATAGACCGCAATGCCTAAAATAGCACCCATAGCCATGTGAAATAAGCCAGCACCTTCAAGGGTTAATGGCTTCCATTGTGTTTCTACTTTTCCATCACCAGCAATTTGAAACATACTCCAAATAATAGGGGCAATAACAAAGTCAAATATACAAACAAGCATATACATCCAGCCCATTGAAGGCCGCCATTTAGTATTTAGCCAGTTTTCTTGCCCTGTCATTTTCTGCCAACTGTAGTTTCGTTAGTGCCTTTTTTGACAGTAACCTTATCGCCTTCTACTTGGACTGACATTGGGTCACGATCAGCCATACCATCTAAGCGGACAATAAGTTCTTTCATAATCTCAAACTCAGGCTTTTCTTGCTTTGGACTAGCACCAGCTACACCATTAAGCATTGATATAAGAGCAGTCAAAGAAGCACCTAAAAGGCCCATAACAGCCGCCATTTTGCTTTCTTCTAGCACGATTGAAGCACCTACGCCAATCACGACAATAAAGGTGATATAGAAAAGACCTTGTTTACCAATAGATTTGCCAGCAACTTCTTTTGCGGATTCAATTTGATCGTTCATTTGTCTGTAAACCATTTTAATGACCATCCACCAAGCGTAGATAAAACACTTAGCATAGCAATTCCTAGCCAGGCTATACCAGCTTGTTTATTCGATTGGGCCACAAGTTGGTCAAGTTGAGCTTCCATCTTGTCCATCTTTTTATTCATTTCTTCCAACTTTTTTTCGTTATTTTCTACAGTATTCCAAAGAACACCATATTTAACAGGATCAAGCTCAAAAGCCATAGCAAGCTCCATTAGGTTTTCATTATGAAAGCCAAAGAATAATACAGAGGCGTATTAGTTCCTATGCTTGTCATTACGCCTGAAGAAGCAAAGCCGCCTGTAGCGTTTACGGAGAATGTATTTCCAGCACCAACTACAAAACTGTCTTGTAAATTAGGCGTTCCGTTTTGTCCATTACACAATAAATAGCCACTTGGTACAGTAGCAATTGAGCCTGACCATACCAAAATTGCGCCACTAGGCACATTTAATATGTCGGCAGAAGATGGAATTCCAGCAATATTGTCGTATGTTAATAAAGTAACATTATCAGCAGTAGCCAATACAAACTTATAAGATACTCCGCTTGTAAGCCAAATGGCTGTAGGCGCAATGCCGTTTACGCCTAAAACAATAGGATTGGCACAGGGTATATCTCCAGCAGAACTTGTATAGCTAGTTAATGGAGTGGTAGAACCAGCTTGATAGGTATATAACAGTCCACCAGCCAAAGGCAAAGTGTCCAAACCCACAAAAGGTGTCATAGAGTTGCCAATAGGCGATAGTAAGACTGTCATTATTTTATTCCTTCAATATGTCTGAAATTTTATTGCCTTTTTTGTTTTGCTCTACGCCAGCACCAAACTCTGTAGCTTTTTCAGCTTGTTTCCTAGTTCTGCGTTTTTCCATAAACTGTGAGCCAGTTCTTACCGCCTCACCAACAAAAGGTATGTTAAGGCTTGCTCCAGCAACTTCAGCCGCCGCTGAACCATATCTACTAATAAGATTTGCCGCCGCTGGTGCAGTATTGGAGAAGTTTACAAATGAGCCTTCAGGCGTAGATTTTGTGAACCTGGATACTTCAGCGTAATTTAATAATTTTGCAGAATTTTCTTTGCCAAATAACGGCTCTAGCCTACCATTTAACTGCAAATCTTCAATAAAATTAGCCATTTTCATTGGGTTTAGATTGCCGCTACCATCTGTAGATTCACGAATCATATAGTCCATAGTGCCTTGAGCAAAGTTTTGCTTTGCAACAGGATCTCTATTAAGAACTTCCATTGCTTGACCAAAATAATCGTTTTTAGACCTAAATGCCACTTTTGGAACAAAGTCTTTACTATCTAGGCCACCACGACTGGCTTGACCATAGAACGCATTATTAGCTTCTAAATCTCTATTTGATTTAAATAATGCTCTAGCTTCATCCGCAACAGATTTAATAGCCCCAGCTTCATTTGCCAAAGGCATTTGCTCTAATTCATTTCGTACAACTTTAAGAGCATAAACTGTGTTGCCATCACCAGCCCTTTCAGCTTTTCTTGACTCTCTAGCAATTTGAGTTCTTAAACCTTCAAAAAGGTTAAGATTCATTTGTTTTTTGCCATCAGCATAATCATCAATACGCTTCATAATTTGGCTTGGAACAAAATCTTGTATATCTTCTGCGCCAAGGGCCTGTCTAGCCGTTGTGCCAAAAGATTTGCCGTCTAACTCTAATTTGCCGCCACCAAGTTTTTTCAAATCCTCATACTTAGCTTTTGCGGCATTTTCATTTTTTTTAATTAAATCATCAACAGCATTAATAGCGTTAGTTGCGTTTTCAACATAAGAAAGACCTTTTACATCAGGCGTAAACTCATTTTTGTAAATTTCTGCACGCTCTTTAAGTATTTGATTTTGTTCATTAAATTTAGATACAAGTTGTTCCTTAATGCCCCTATCATTTCTTTCCATTGAAATAAGGTTTGCATCTTGCAAGGCTTGGCCTTCAGTAAGCTGTAGGCGTGGATCTACCGACAAAGCTTTATTTTGTCTTGCAACCGCATCAGGATTTACAGTACCGCCAGCTTGCTCTACTTGTGATACTTTTTGAGCTAATGCAGGATTGAGCGCAGGGGCTTCTTGGGCCATTACTACTGGCTTTCCTGTGGCTGGATCAAGAACCTCAACCGCTTTTGGTGTAATTGGCGCAGTACCAGGCGCACCGCCAACCGCAACTGTTGGTGCTGGCTCTCTTGATAAATTGGCTTTTGCTTCTTCAAATTGTCTGTTTAAATCAGCTATTACTCCAGTAGGCTCTTGATAAACAG